ATCGTGTGAGATTAGTAAACATTATTTAAAACTACAGTTGGATCAGGTTCAGTTTGAAAAAGAGTGCTTAAAACATGCTTGGCCTGTTACTCTCTCACCAGGAGAGGCTCATCTATTTCATCAAGAGCACTTACACGGTAATATCAATAATGAGACAGAGATTACTAGACTTGCAATCGATTGGCACGTCTTAATTAAAGATGAGCCTTTTCATCAAAGACTGCCTGGGGGATTTTTTAGACTACCAGGCGACTATGTACAAGACCAGTTGAATACAGATAGTTGTGTAATCTATACAAGTTGCAACTCATTTTTAGATAAAACAATTCCTAACTATTTACAAACTTCATTCATCGAACAGTGGTGCCAAAAGAATGACGTTACCTACTCTATGCGACTAACTGAAAACGAAGGTGCAACTCATCTACCAATTTTAGAAGATATAATACTTCAAGGCCATGACATCGTGATGTTTTCAATTCACTCACTACCAGAGCAAGTAAGCAGAAGAAACTATTTGCTAGACCTCGCCATAAGAACTGGTGTAAAATTATACTTTATGAATGAGTATCTTTTACTAGGCAAAGACACTTTACCAAAAATCAATGAATATCTATCTTGGAGTACTCAATGACAACTAAAGTCTTATGTTCAGCCGACTGGCACATTAATCTACACAAAAAGAAAGTTCCTTATGATTGGCAGGTAAATCGTTTCCGTGAAATGTTTCGTAAGCTTATTGCTCTTGAGGGTCGGGTAGATGTGCATGTGATAGCTGGTGACATCTTTGATAAAAAGCCAGAACCAGATGAAATCTCACTCTTCTTAAGCTATATCAACTCTGTTACAATTCCAACTCTTGTTATTCCTGGCAACCATGAGGCTACTCGTAAAGGAGAATCTTTCTTTGAACATCTTACCGAGAAAAATGCTATTAAAAATGAAAACGTCTCTGTATTTACTAGAAACGGACGTGCAACTGCAGGTGGTTTATCCTTTCAAATGTTTCCTTATGGAGAAGTACAGACAGATAATCTACCTGCCTATGTGGAAGGTGATATACTCGTTACTCATATACGTGGAGAGGTTCCGCCGCATATTACGCCAGAATATGACTTTTCCCGTCTCGCTCCTTGGGGCTTATGTCTACTTGGCGATCTACACTTTAATCATCGTTATGGTGACACTAACTGTTACTATCCTGGTTCTCCAGTAAATACTACGTTTGACCGTGATGACAAGAGACAATATGGGGTAGACATCTATGATGTAATCGACTCTCACAACTATTCACGAGAGTTTTACGATTTAGACTTACCAAAGCTACTCCGTCGCACTATTCAAGCGGGTGAAGAGATGCGACCTGACAGTCGTCACCACGTTGTGTATGAGGTAACAGGTAACATAGATCAGTTATCTAAAATAGAACGATCTGACCTATTAGATAAAAAGGTGGTCGAGAAACCGGCTGAAGATGCAACTCTAGACCTTAAAAACAAAACAATCTTTGAAGAACTTGAGATTTATCTTAACCATATCAAAGTAGCTGACACAGATAAAGTGATAGACGAGTTTAAAAGTCTTGGAATCAATTGATCTGTCTCTAAACCGCACATACTGGATATACGAAAAGAACAACTCAATCTGGCGTCCTGATGATTTTGACTGGGATTTTGCTGGTATGCACAGAGGAGTTAAAGTATCAGTTCCTGAATACTCAAAAAGAAGCAGTAGTCTTTTAGGTGACATGCAAACTCTAGTTAAAAAGTTTCACGCAAGGTATAGAGGTGATTATGTTATTACAATGAGCGGAGGCATAGATTCAGAGCTAGTAGCTGAAACATTCTACCAACTAAATATTCCTTTTAGAGTTGTAATTCAACGTCTATTAAAAGGAATGAATGATATAGATATTATGTATGCAGTCAAGTTTTGTAAACAGCGATCTATTCCTTATACAATTATCGGTCTAGGTTTTGATAAACTAGTAAAAGACGTAATTCCCGATGCGTGTACCTATGGTCAGTTTTCTGCGTCCTACTCTCAAATGGCTTTGACTAACCTATTTAGATATGTAAAAGACGAAGAGATTATAATTTTTTCTGGTCACAATCCTGATTTTGATTCATATGTAGGCATAGGTTGGAACGAAGACTCGCCTAATCTAGTAAAATACGCTATTGCAAAAAAGAAAAAGTTTTTTACTTTTACATCACTAGAACCTATTTTCATGCACTATGCAGCCAACTATGATCCTAAACAACCTGGATTAAAAGATAATGATTTTATCTATAATGAATATCCTCAATTGCCTAGAAGAAAAAAACTAACTGGCTGGGAATACGTAGATAAAGATCAACAATATGATATCATTGAAACTGTCAATCAGTACTCTAAAACACTATTTACGCCTTTTATTTCTTGGCAAAGATTCAAAGACAAGTATGACGAGGGTTGGCCTCTTAAAAAAATTCATCAGCTAAAGAACGGAATGTTATAATGAGCAAAATCACTCTAAAAAAATTAGAGTTTGATAACATGTTTTCTTATGGAGAAAACAACTTTATCGAATTGAATAAAAGTAAAATCACTCAACTCACTGCCCCTAATGGAAGTGGTAAATCATCTATTGCTATGATCATTCAAGAAGCTTTATTTAATAAAAATGTTAAAGGAATAAAAAAGGGTGATATCTTAAATCGATGGTCTAAAAAGAAGTCTTGGAAGGTATTTTTAGCTTTTACGCAAGGACGGGGAGATACAGAAGTAACCTATGAGGTCCAGGTAATAAGGTCAGGTGCTCAAACCAAAGTTCAGCTTTGGGAAGATGGGGTTGATATCTCTGATCATAAAGTTCTAGATACTTACAAGGTGTTGTCGGATATAATTGGTCTAGATTTTGATGTGTTTTCTCAACTTACTTATCAATCGTCCACTGATTTACTAGAGTTTTTAAAAGCTACAGACGCCAATCGCAAAAAGTTTTTGATTAATCTTTTTAACCTAGAAAAGTATATCGCAATCGGAGAAAAAGTAAAAGCTAAAGCTACAGAAGTGGATAGAGAACTAGTAAAACTTCAAGGAGAGTTAAAAACAATAGAAGATTTCCTTGCTATTACTAATATACCTTCAAAGCAAACTGAAATTGATGTACCAGAGGTGGATGAAAATCTTCAACAACGAATAGGTATTTTGCATCAAGAATTACAAAACTATGACTCAATTTGTAAAAAAATTGATAAAAATAATATGTATATAGAAGAACGTAATAGTATTCACTTCGATGCGGGGCTAGTTGAGCCTGCAGAATTTGAGTTTTGGGATGAATATCAAACACTAAAGCAAGATCTTATTATGTTAAATAGAGATACGTCTGAACTCGAAAATGATATTGCAAATATCAAGGTAAATGATACCTGTCCCTCTTGTGGTCAAAAAATTGATACATCACATCTAGAAAAACTAAAAGCCGAGTTAAGAGATCAATTAAATACTAAAACTACGCTTCATCTAGAAGGTATGACTAAAGCAACTAAATGGAGTAATGAAATTAAAGTGATTGATCAAAAGAAAAAAGAGTACGCAGAAAATAAGAGAAAAATAGAGCGATTCGAAACTCTTACTCAACTGATTGATTCTACAGTTGCTAACACCTATCCCGATTTTGGAGATATTCAGGAACAGATTAGTTCTTTGCGGAAAGAGTTTTCTAACCAACAAGCTGCAGCAAACGAAGCTCAAGAACACAATAAATCAGTTGGTATTCACAATGCTAGGGTTGATGCACTAATTGACCAAAAAAATGATTTTTCTATTAGACAAAAAAGTGTGAAAGATGTTACTCTATCTAAATCAAATCAGATAAATTCTTTAAATATTCTTAAAAAAGCGTTCAGCACGTCTGGCATCGTAGCTTTTAAGTTAGAGAATTTAACTAAAGAGTTAGAAAACTCTATTAATTATTACTTATCTCTTTTAAGTGATGGTCAGTTTCAAGTAGAATTCAAACTTGATAAAGAGAAACTTAATATCTCTGTTATTAATAACGGTATCTCTACGCCAATAGAAACTGTGTCTGGCGGTGAATTTAGTAGGATTCAAACCTCTATATTATTAGCTATTCGTAATCTGCTATCTAAACTAGGCGGTAGCAGTGTCAATCTATTATTCCTTGATGAAATTACAGGAGTTTTAGATGATGAAGGCAAAGAAAAACTAATAGAAGTTCTGCAAAAAGAAGACAATCTAAATGTTTTCTTAATCTCACATGATTTCACTCACCCACTTATAGATAAAATATCTATTATCAAAGAAGATAATATTAGCTGTATTCAATAAGGATTTATTATGACAGAAGTTATAAAGCGAGATGGTTCTAGAGAATCACTTGATATCGAAAAACTACATAAAGTAGTCTTTTATGCTTGTGAGAATATTAATGGTGTTAGTCCTAGCGAGGTTGAGATTAAAAGCCAAATTCAATTTTTTGATGGCATAAAAACTTCTGATGTTCAAGAAACACTCATTAAATCAGCAGCTGATCTAATTTCTGAAGATTCTCCAAACTATCAGTGGGTAGCTGGACGACTTATAAATTATCATTTACGTAAAATGGTATACGGACAGTTTGAACCTTGGCACCTTTTAGACCTTGTTAAGAAAAACATCGAACTAGGTCTTTATGACTCTAGTATTATTGACGCATATTCTAAATCAGAATTTAATAAACTTAATAAATATATCAAACACGAACGAGACAATACTCTTACCTATGCTGCTATGGAACAATTTCGAGGCAAATATTTAGCTCAAAATCGTGTTACAAAACAAATCTACGAAACTCCACAAATGGCCTACATGCTTATAGCTATGACTCTTTTTCAGTCTTATGCAAAAGAGTCTAGACTAAAATGGGTGAAAGATTATTACGATGCTATTTCAACTTTTGATATTAGCCTGCCTACTCCTGTTATGGCAGGTGTTAGGACACCACAGCGACAGTTCTCATCTTGCGTTCTT